TTTATTCCTGTTTGGGTTAAAAATAGAGAAGATAAGATTACATTGAGAAAACAATCGACATGAATCGGATAAAACACTATATATATAATCTGGCATTGCACTAGCTTCATCAATAACTACTAATTTATGCTCATTCCATAACCCAGAAACAGCAGCTTTCTGATCTTCTTGACTTTTACTATGGTCTATTTGAACTCGTTTCGCAAAACAAGTTGACCCCCATTGTGACTTCTCTTTGTATTGCATTGATTTGACTTCTCTAGTTCCAATCATAAATATCTTGTTCTCACCTGATAGTACCGATTTCGAGCCATATATTCGATATGAATGTTGCGCTAATTCATTGATCTGGGGCCAGAAGGCTCTGTCTACCTGGCCGCCGGTCGGTCCGACCACGTACACCTGGGCATCGTAACTATAAAGGTAGTACCAAAGTATTAAGCCAGCTAAAAACGTTTTCCCAACGCCCCTTGCAGCCATAACAGAGACCAATTTTTTTTTACCTAACGCATAAAGTTTATCTGCGTATTCATCGTCTGTTTCTTTATCTTTTTCAGTTTTATTTCTATTATAAAAATCTTTAAAAATTTGTTTTAAATATTGTTCTTCGTGCTTTAATTGAAATTCGCTAAAATTGACATCAGACATTGTTTTTCTAGCTTTTTCAAGAGTTTTTACATAGTCCTCTGGGGGTTTTTGAAGTGCTTGCATTGTCATGACCTTAATCCTAATAAGTTTGACAATATCATCACCAATTTCTTTTTGTTTCTTAGTTAGTATTAATTTTTGCACCCCATCTTTTTCAACCCCTATCCCAACAATCTTTTCACAAAAAAAAGAGAAATCCTTTTTGCATCGACTTTTTAATTCGATAATCTCTCGTTCTTTTTTAAGTTTTATTTCACTTGTTGACATATCCAAATAAATATAGCACAGATTCAGCTTATTATAAATATGATAAAACTACCTAAATAACTACTTCGGTAGTTTTATCATATTTTAAACTCATTGACAAGTGTACAAAAAGTGGTCATAATTATTGATGGAACTCATAGACCTAGCGATTGAGGGGCTTGATCTCCCCTTAATCGATTAACTAGGTAATGAAATTCCAGTTTATGAGATCCTTTTTCGTTCTATGAGAACTGTTTTTATGTGTTTATGAGAATCTAAAAAAACAGGCCGACAGGCACAAAAAGGAGTACTTAATGTCAGAAACAACAACCCCACCAAAAATTGGAAGCTGGTCATCTTTTTTATTTGGTAAAGATAAAGAAGGCGTAGCTGAAAATGCGGATAATGAGAATGATACCCCTGAAAATCATGAGGGTGCTGACACAGGCGAAGTCTCCGCCGAGAAAAAAGAAGCTGATTACAAGGCTCTCTATGAAGAAATGCAAGGAAAGTATGATAAGCAAGCGAAAGCTATTGAAATTAGCAAACGCACTTCAAAAGAGAATCAAAAGCTAAAATCTCAGTTACAAGAAAGTAAATCACGTGTAAGCGAATTGGAAGAAAAAGTAGAAAATGCTCACGATGTGGACGAAATGGCTGATTTAAAAGCTCAAATAATTAAAGAGCAATCTCACCAACAAGCACTACACCAAAAAGAGCAATCTATGCGTGATATGCAAGAAACCAATGAGATAATCGAAACGAAACTTACAGGGTTTCATTCTTTAGATTTGTCTTCTGCAATAAAACAACAAGCGGATTTGATGGGGTTATCACCAGAAGAAGGGGCTGTCGAAAGATTAGCAAAAGAGCCTCAACAACTGGGA